TTATTGCCAGTGACACTGATTCTATTTACCTGCATATGGGTGATTTGGTCAGTAGGGTATACGAAGGTAGAGAAAAGACTACTGAGGGGATTGTTTCGTTCATTGATAAAGTCTGTCAAGTTGAACTTGAGAAGTACATCTCGAATTCTTATGAAGCGTTGGCCTCGTACGTAAACGCATACGAACAAAAGATGTTCATGAAGCGAGAAACCATTGCTGAACGTGGTATATGGACAGCGAAGAAGAGATATATGCTCAATGCATGGGATATAGAGGGAGTTAGATTTGCAGAACCAAAGTTGAAGATGATGGGTATCGAAGCAGTCAAGTCATCCACCCCTGCACCATGTCGTAAGATGATCAAGGATGCTATCGGCATCATCATGAATGAATCAGAAGATAATGTGCAAGAATATATCAAGAAAATGAGGACAGAGTTTCGTAATATGAACCCTGCTGACATAGCATTCCCCAGAACTTGTAACAATGTTGCAAAGTATAGGAGTCACTTGACTATCTACCAGAAAGGAACGCCAATACATGTCAGAGGATCACTATTATTCAATCATTATCTAAAAGAAAGAAATTTGTTGGGTAAATATAATGTAATCAACAACGGTGAGAAAATTAGATTTTGTTATCTAAAAAATCCAAACCCGATACGAGAGAATGTTATATCATTCATCAACGATTTCCCTGTAGAACTAGGTCTAGCACCCTATATTGATTACGATTTACAGTTTGATAAGTCATTTATCGAACCACTGAAGGCGATACTGGATGCTATTGGTTGGTCAGTCGAAAAGACTGCAACCCTAGACTCTTTCTTTGTTTGATGCTATAATGTACACATCACTATTACTAAATGGATTTACCTATTGACGATAAGGAACTTGCTGTCATTGTCAAATCTCTGACATTGGGAGGATCTTCTGCATTGTATCAAAAACTAAAACTGATCAAAGAAGTTAGGGACATGTATCCTAACGCACCTTATAAAAAAATACTCAGGGAACAATACGGGATGACTATCTAATGAGAGAAAAAATGATTTCAGCACTCCTTGCACATGCTCAAGGAGACATTCAGAAACACAAGATGAATGTAGAAGTATACCTTGCCAACCCTGTTGGTATTGGTGAGCATTCTAATGTCATAGAAGCAATTGAAGAAGAACTCAACATGATTGCTAAGTATGAAGATCAGATCTCAGTCATCAAAAAACATTTTATAGTCAAAGATTGATGTTTTTCGACAAGATTAGTCTGGTAACAGGTGGATTTGACCCTATACACAGTGGTCACATACAATATTTTGCAAGAGCAAAAGACCTATCAAATTACTTGGTGGTAGGTCTCAATGGTGACCCATGGTTGAAGCGTAAGAAAGGACAATACTTTCAATCGTGGACAGAACGTGCTGATATAATACGTCATCTCGACATGGTTGACGCTGTGATATCATGGGATGATGCTGATGACTCTGCCTGTGGTGCAATAGACAAGTGTCTTGACATCGCAGAGCAGGTCATCTTTTGTAATGGTGGTGATCGTGCCAAGGGAAACACACCTGAACTTGACAAATTCGTCAACAATGATAGAGTAAAGTTTGAGTGGGGTATCGGTGGCACCGACAAAATGAACAGTAGTTCTTGGATACTACATGGTTATTTTGAACGCCAACGTAAATTATTAGGTATTTGATTATGGATTTATTGAACGAAATTGTAAAGGAGATTGGATCAGACTATGCGAAAATCGCATCCGATAAGACAGATACTGAGAGATATATTGACACTGGATCGTACATTTTTAATGGACTCGTTAGTGGGTCTATTCTGGGCGGTGTTTCTAGTAATCGCATTACTGCTATTGCTGGTGAAACTTCAACTGGAAAAACTTACTTCTCCCTCGCAGTTGTCAAGAATTTTTTGGACAATAATCCTAATGGTTATGTTCTCTATTTCGATACTGAAAGTGCAGTCAATAGAGAACTCCTTGAGTCTAGAAGAATTGATACAAAAAGGGTCGGACATATCGAGGTTGTCACTGTAGAAGAGTTTCGTAACAAGGCACTCAAAGCGTTAGACATATATTTGGATAAACCAACAGAAGAAAGAACACCATGTCTGTTCGTGCTAGACTCATTAGGCATGCTTTCTACTGAAAAAGAAATCAAAGATGCACTAGAGGACAAGAACGTCAGAGACATGACTAAATCACAACTTGTCAAAGGTGCATTTCGTATGCTCACACTCAAATTAGGTCAAGCAAATGTCCCACTCATTGTCACAAATCATACATACGATGTCATCGGAGCTTATGTACCAACGAAAGAAATGGGGGGAGGTTCTGGACTCAAGTATGCAGCGAGTACAATCATCTATCTCAGCAAGGCAAAAGAAAAGGATGGCACGGAAGTCATCGGAAATGTTATCACGGCAAAGACTGTCAAATCGAGGTTGAGTAAGGAGAATAAAGCAGTCAAGATACGATTGTTTTTTGATGAACGTGGTCTAGACAAATACTATGGTTTACTCGATCTTGCAGAGAAGTATGGCATAGTGAAAAAGGTTGGAAATAGATATGAAATCAAAGGTAAGAAAGTGTATGCTAAAGAAGTATACTCAAACCCAGAAAAATACTTTGATGATGAGATTATGCAAGCACTAGAGGAGGTATCTAAGAAAGAGTTTAGTTATGGTGAGTGAAAGAGTACCGCTAACGATACTCAACAATCTAATTCATGATGAAGAATACACAAGGAAGGTCATTCCATTCATAGAGGAGGATTATTTTGAGGATAGATCGGACAAGATAGTCTTTGAAGAGATAGCAACATTTCTCAAAGCATATGACAGTCTACCTAGCAAGGAGGTCTTGCAGATTGAGGTTGGTAAGAGAACAGACCTTACACAAGATGAGTTTCAATCAACAGAACAACTGATTGATGCACTTGGAGAGACACAATACGAGCAAGAATGGGTCTATGATACCACTGAAGCATGGTGTAAAGAGAGAGCGATATACAATGCATTGATGGAGAGCATCAAGATTGCTGATGGACAAGATGATAAGAAGAATAGGGATGCAATTCCCAGTATATTATCCGATGCACTAGCAGTCGGATTCGATCAACATGTTGGTCATGATTACATAGACGATGCGGAGGATCGTTATGCTTACTACCACAAAATTGAAAACAAAATACCCTTTGACCTCGAATATTTCAACAAGATTACGTCAGGTGGGTTATCTGATAAGACTCTCAATATCGCTCTCGCTGGTACTGGTGTTGGTAAGTCTCTATTCATGTGCCACGTTGCTAGTTCATGTCTTGTACAAGGTAAAAATGTCCTGTATATCACTCTTGAGATGGCAGAGGAGAAGATTGCAGAGAGGATAGATGCAAACTTATTGAACACAAACATTAGAGATATAGCAGAACTACCACAGACTACATTCCATAAAAAAATTGATAAAATTGCTGCAAAAACAACAGGTAAGTTGATTATCAAGGAATATCCTACTGCTTCTGCACATTGTGGTCATTTCAGAGCACTGTTACAAGAGTTGAAGTTGAAGAAATCGTTCTCACCTGATATAATATTTGTAGATTATCTAAACATTTGTGCTTCATCAAGGTATAGAAGTGCAGTAAACGTCAATTCTTATTCTTATGTCAAGGCAATCGCAGAAGAACTCAGGGGTCTCGCAGTCG